AGTAAATCAATTTTAATAATTTCAGAAAGGGGGAATCTTTATGAGATTTCTACAGTTTCCTGATTCAATTCAGGAGGTTATCCGTACCAACAACGGATTGAAGCAGGCGCTTAAGAGATTAGAAACTGGCTCACCAGATACTCCACGCTCGTGGTTTTATGAGACTAAGAAACCGTCTTGGATTCTGGATTCCATTAAGTCAAGACTAAGCTCTATGAAGGACCTAAAAGAGATTGCTGATTATGACTTGTCTAAGGCAAGCAAGTTTGGCCCTCAAGGTGGGAGTGCTCCGTTGAAAGATCGTCTTGATACTTTCAGTGAATATTTCGCTCATCTCTCTTCTCCTGAGATCTTGGGTGATCCGAAGTGGCAGCAAGCCAAACAGATAGCGGTGAAACGTCTGGGTTTCAACGAGTCTGGAACTCCTTCTGCGTCAAAGGCCGTCATCGCGCGTGGTGTAAGTGAGGATAAATACAACACTAATTCCGGTTTCCCTTTATACAAGAAGAGGAAAAGTGAAGAAGCTAAAAGTGAAGCAGAGGCCGATGCTCCACATTCTATTGAAAAGCGATTCCCATGTACACTAGGTACCCGCGCCACTATGGGTAAGACTGGAGTCGACGCCAGAAACATCTTCATGGCTGCTATGGCAGTAAATGTCGAGGGTCAGCGTTTCCAACAACCGCTCCAAGACTATTTAAGATCAAAGCACTTGGACTTCTTTCTACCATGGGAGGGATGGGACCATGTTCAAGCCAATATTTCTAAGCACTGGGATGATGGCTTAAAGTTTGGTGCCGACTACACCAAAATGGATCAACACTTCAATCGTTGGCACGGGTTAGAAGTGTATGATGTAATCAAACATTGGTTCAGAAGGGAATACTGGTCTGAGCTTGAAAACACAATCAAGTATGTATTCTCAGTACCGATCTTAACCAATTTAGGCTATGTGGATGAAGAGCATGCCATGCCTTCAGGTTCTGAATGGACTAACTTCTTGGAGACTGTTTGGAACTATATCTTTACCATCTACCTAGAGATAAAGTACCACTTAGACTTTGCCACTAAGATGGGAATTGGTGACGATCAACTCTGGATCCTACGCGGAGAGTGGAACTCACGTAGTATCAGTTGGATCACTGATATAGTTATTAAAGAATTCGACAGAGCGGGAC